GTTCTGAAGAATCAGGTATTGATGTTCTCCGAACTAAGATTCGAGAGTTCGCTTCATCAGTTTCCTTTGGTGGTAAGACCAAGGTAGTTATCCTTGATGAGGCAGACTATCTAAATCCAAACTCTACTCAACCTGCATTGCGTGCATTTATCGAAGAGTTTGCAAACAACTGTCGGTTTATCTTCACATGTAACTTTAAGAACCGAATCATTGCTCCTCTTCACAGTCGGACTGCTGTCATCGAATTTAAGTTGACAAAGGCAGACCGTCCTAAGATGGCAGGTCGCTTCATGAAGCGACTATCTGACATCCTTGCTACTGAGAATGTTGCATTCGATGAGAAGGTTGTCGCTGAAGTTCTCAAGAAGCATTTCCCTGACTATCGCCGTGTCCTAAACGAACTGCAACGGTACAGTGTTTCCGGAACTATTGATGAAGGTATCCTCGTCAATGTTCAAGAAGTCAACATGAAAGAACTTGTTGCCTCGTTGAAAGGTAAAGACTTCAAGAAGATGCGTAACTGGGTTGTCGATAACATTGACAATGACCCAAATCTTATCTTCCGTAAGATCTATGACACCATTCTAGATGACGTCAAGTATCCTTCGCAATTGGTTCTGCTGCTTGCAGATTATCAGTATAAGGCAGCGTTCGCTGCTAATCCTGAGATCAATCTGGTTGCTTGTCTTGCTGAAATTATGGCAGGGATGGAGTGGAAATAATGACTGGAGTGCTCGATGGATTGGGTGCTCCGAAAGTTGAATATGATGCTGAGGAGTACAAAGAAAAGAAGAAGGGTATATCTCCCTTCGACTTCATTAAAGATATAAACTATGAAAAGAAGAATCTGATTGTCGATGATTGGTCCGAGAAACAATACAATCCTTGGATCATCAATCGTGGTTTAACATTCAGTATTGACACTGTTCACCCTGCCAATGAAATGAACTGCCGTCCCCATCTCGATAAGAGCATGCAAAACATGTATCTTATAAATACTATTCGCGCTAGAAAACGTTTTGATAAATGGATCAAAATCGAGGACGATGCCGAAGTGGAGATGGTGAAAGAGTATTATGGTTACAGCAATGACAAGGCTCGCCAAGCACTCACAATTCTCTCTGAAGAACAAAAAAAATATATAAAAGAGAAATTGTTTAAAGGTGGTAAAAAATGAGCGAAGATTTTTTTGACATTGACTTTCCAGGGTACGCACCCTTAGAAGTCAACTTAAAGAATCCTGATGACTTCTTGAAAGTTCGAGAGACCCTTTCCCGTATTGGTGTCGCATCAAGGAAAGAAAAGATTCTTTATCAATCATGTCACATTCTACACAAGCAGGGCAGATATTTCATTGTGCACTTTAAAGAACTCTTTGCCTTAGATGGTAAAGATGCAGACTTTAGTGACAATGATTTACAACGCAGAAACACGGTAGCACATCTTCTTTCGGATTGGGGTTTAATTACTATTCTAAATCCAGAGATTCATGAAGACAAAGCACCACTGAATCAGATTAAAGTAATTGCGTTCAAGGAAAAGAATGAGTGGGAACTTGTTCAGAAATATAACATTGGTCGTAAAAAATAATTGACTTTCTTCTAAAAGTATAGTATAAATAGAAGGTGCCATGCTTCGGATGGCACCTTTTTAACACTCGCTTAATAGGAGAACAATTATGAAATTTAATACAACTAATTTGGCAGACTTCGACCGTTATTTCGTTGGCGCAGATCGCGTCATGAAAAGATTAGCAGATATTGCTGATCAATCGTCGCAAATGATGCCAGTAAAATATCCCCCATACAATATCAAGAAAGTCGATGAAGATCGCTACGTAATCGAACTGGCAGTTGCTGGTTTCGGTAAGTCGGAGATTGATATTGAATTGCAAGAAGGCAAGTTGACCATCAAAGGAAAGTGCGACTCGCCTGAATCCACTGAATATCTTTACAAGGGAATTGCTGAGCGAGGATTCAAACGTGAATTCACTCTCGCCGACAATGTTGAAGTAAAGAGTTCTTCGCTGGTCAATGGTATGCTAAAGATCTTTCTTGAGGCATTTATTCCAGAAGAAAAGAAAGCAAAGAAAATCGACATCACTGATGAGGATACTGAATATCCATCGCAAGCTGCCGAATTCTTAGCAGAAGGCAAAACAAAGTAATTTAAATCTGGTGGGTGGGAGTAATTCTCACCCACCAATAACAATGAAGGTGAATACATGAGCAATATTAGATGCGTGAAACTACTCAGTGGTGATGAAATTATCGCTGATATCGATGAGACAATTGATGGTCTTATCATTCTAAAGAAACCACTGCAAATTATGATGATTCCGAATCAGAATAATCAATTCGGCATAGGTCTAGCACCATTCTGCCCATACGCGAAAAATGATGTAGTTCCTCTTCGCGAAGGTGCAGTTATCACAATTTTTGAACCAGAGACTGGTATGCTAAACGAGTATAACACTCGGTGCGGTTCTGGTCTAGTCGTCCCAGAAAGTAAGATTATCATATGAAACAATTAATCGCTCTCGCATTATTCCTGCTTCCAGGAACAGCATTCGCTTCACCATGTGATCAGTTCTATCCGAATGGTAAGGAAATCGTAGTTCCAAACACTAAGGTTCTCTGCAACTCATTCTTCGCAATTGTATATGATGATGACCGCAATGCTAATATTTTGTCGACCGAAATCGCACAAGAACGGTTGAAGAAAACTCCACGCACTGATGACTTCCGTGCTGACAAACGCATCGCAGACTCACCGACACCTGCTGACTATACCAACTCTGGTTATGACCGTGGACACATGGTTCCTGCAGCAAATGCTGATGATCCAAATGAAATGTCAGATACGTTCTTCATGACAAACATGACACCGCAATTGCCTTCAGTCAATCGTGTCGCTTGGCGTTTGCTTGAAGACCAAGTTCGTGACATGCCATTCAAGTGGGTTGTAACTGGTGCACAATATTCAAAGACACCAAAGAAGTTGGGTAAGGCGCAAGTCCCTGTTCCTGACATGCTTTATAAAGTCGTATACCTGAAAGATGGTAGCACAGTTGCATATACTGTCAATAATCTAGTTCCTAAGTCTCAAATCGAGAAGGTAACTCTTGATCAACTCGAAGCGAAATTAGGATATAAGTTACGATAAATCCCTTTACTTTTGTTATGTTTTATAGTATAGTAGTATTTGAATGACGAGGGATTTATATGAAATTTTATACATGCGCACACCAATATGGTTCCAAGGTTCTTGTCCGTGGAGTACATAACGGTGTGCGCTTCACCAAACGAGATGACTTCAGTCCCACCCTGTTTGTAAAATCCAAGGGTGGCGAAAAAACGGAATACAAGTCTCTGTATGGAGAAGATCTTCAACCGATTGACTTTGAAGATAACAATGCTGCCAAGCAGTTTGTTCAGGCATATGGTCAAGTAGACAACTTTGAGATCTTTGGTCAGACCAACTATGGTTACCAATATATCACAAAGAAGTATCCTGGAGAAATTCAGTGGGATATGTCTCAACTTAATATTCAGACTGTCGATATCGAGACCTCTGCAGAGCATGGGTTTCCTGATGTAAACAATCCTATTGAAAGTGTTCTCTTGATCACGGTCAAGAATCTTATTACTCGACAGATTACCACATTCGGTTGCGGTGATTTTGATGATAAGAACTCTGAGATTGTTCAGACCCTGAGGGATGCTGGCAACAAGTTCCTCTATGTAAAATGTGATGATGAACGTGACTTGCTAGAAACCTTTCTGCGTTTCTATTCTGACGACCATCCAGATATTATTACAGGTTGGAATTGCGAACTGTTCGACATTGCGTATCTTATCTCTCGGATCGATCGTCTGTTCTGCACCGAAGAAGATACAACCATGCGCAAGAAGTTCTCGCCATGGGGTCTGGTTCGTCGCAAGAATTTGACAATCATGGGTCGCGAACATATCTCGTATGATATTACTGGCGTCGCAGTTATCGATTATCTCGATCTCTATAAGAAGTTTACGTATACTCGACAAGAGAGTTACAAGTTGGATCACATTGCCAAGGAAGAACTTGGTAGGAAAAAACTTGAACATCCGTATGAAACATTCCGCGAGTTCTACACAAAAGACTGGACACGGTTCGTCGAATATAACATCATCGACGTTGAGATTGTTGACGAACTTGAGCGCAAAATGAAACTAATTGAACTTGTGCTTACGATGGCATACGATGCTAAGTGCAATTATACTGATGTGTTCTCACAGGTTCGCACGTGGGATTGTATTATCTACAATCACCTTCATGATCAGAATATTCAGATTCCCCAGAAGAAAGAAAACAGGGGACGCACTATTGAAGGTGCATATGTGCAAGAACCAAAGGCAGGTAGGTATGACTGGGTGGTGTCGTTTGATGCTACCTCGCTGTATCCATCTATCATTATGCAGTATAATCAATCACCAGAGACTTTCGTTCAGGGTGTTGTAAAAGATACAACAGTGAAAGGTTTGCTCGAGCATAGTTATAATCTCGAGGATCTCAAACAAGATGATGTTTGCATGACTGCCAATGGTTATTGTTATACTCGTAAAAAGATGGGAATGTTTCCTGAGATTGTTCAGAAGTTCTTTGATGACCGACAGCGGTATAAGAAATTAATGATCATTGCTCAGAAAGAATATGAAGAAACTAAAAATCCCAAACTAAAGAACGACATCTCGAAGTATAATAACTTCCAGATGGCAAGAAAAATTCAGTTGAACTCACTGTTCGGTGCGTTAGCAAATGAATATTTCCGTTACTATGATGCTCGCATTGCCGAGGGTATCACTATGACTGGTCAGTATATTATTCGGGAAGTAGGTAAGGCACTTGATGTTTATCTTAACAAGGTTGTAGGAACAAATGGACACAACTACTCTTTCTACTCTGATACTGATTCTTGTTACATTTCCTTGGACCCTCTTGTTCGTAAGTATTATGGTAATCTGGATCGCGATAAACTCATTGATGTTCTCGATAAAATCTGCGAAGAGAAAATCACAGAGGCAATCAACAAGAGTTGTGATGGACTTGCGAACTACACGAATGCATTTCAAAAGAAGATTATCTTCAAACGTGAGGCAATCGCGGAACGTGGTCTCTGGGTTGCAAAGAAAAGGTATGCACTCAATGTCTACGATAACGAAGGCGTCCGATACAAAGATCCGAAACTCAAAGTCATGGGTCTCGAGATTGTTCGTTCTTCCACTCCTGCTCCTGTTCGCGAAAGTCTCAAAGAAGCAGTAAGACTATCGTTGACTGCAGATGAAGCAACTCTTCAGAAGTTTATTCAGCACACTCGTGGGTTGTTCAATAAAATGGAACCTGAAGATATTGCTTTCCCGCGAAGTGTCAATGGACTTGCTAAGTATACATCAAGAGCAGACATATATGGTAAAGGAACACCGATGCATGTTCGTGGTGCTTTGATGTATAATCACCTGCTCGAGAAGCACAATCTTAGTATGAAGTATGAAGCAATTCAAGAAGGCGAGAAGATTAAGTTCCTATACTTGAAGGAACCAAATACTATTCGCGAAAATTGTATTGGTTTTATTGGTAAAATACCAAAAGAGCTTGACATACATAGATATGTAGATTATAATACAATGTTCAATAAGAGTTTTCTTGAACCATTAAAACAAATTGTAGAAGGCATTGGTTGGAATACAGAACCAGTTGCCACGTTAGAGGATATGTTTACATGAATGCACTAATAGATAAAATTAAAAAGAACAGCACCATTAAGGAGACTAACGTTCTCTCTAAGAGTAAGTTGTTCAGCACTAAGGATCTGATCCAGACATCAGTTCCTGCTTTGAACGTCGCCCTGTCAGGTAAACTTGATGGTGGATTGACTCCAGGATTGACTGTCTTTGCTGGTCCATCTAAGCACTTTAAAACAGCATTCGCTATGATGTTGATCCAGAGTTTCCAGAACAAGTATCCTGATGGTGTTATCTTGTTCTATGACTCGGAGTTCGGTGCACCGCAGTCATACTTTGAAAACTTTGGTATCAACACTGACATGGTAATTCATACACCAATCACTGACATCGAACAACTGAAGCATGATGTCATGCAGCAAATTAATCAGTTTGAACGTGCCGATAACGTTATGATTGTTGTTGACTCTGTTGGTAACTTGGCATCTAAGAAGGAAGTTGATGATGCTCTCGACGGTAAGTCGGTTGCTGACATGACTCGTGCCAAGCAGATGAAGTCCTTGTTCCGTATGATCACACCACATCTTACCATCAAGGATATTCCGATGGTCGTGGTCAATCATACTTACATGGAAATTGGTATGTTCCCGAAGGCAATCGTGTCGGGTGGAACTGGTATCTATTATTCTGCAGATAACATCTTCATTATTGGTCGTCAGCAAGAGAAGTCTGGTACCGAGGTAGTTGGTTATAACTTCATCATTAACGTTGAGAAGTCTCGCTATGTTCGTGAGAAGTCAAAGATCCCGATTGAAGTTACCTTCGAAGGTGGTATCAGTAAGTGGTCTGGTCTGTTGGATATTTCGTTGGCATCTGGTCACGTTGTGAAACCGAGCAATGGTTGGTACCAGCGTGTTGGTGAAGAAAAGAAGTATCGCCTCAATGACACTTACAACAAAGAGTTCTGGATGCCAATTCTAACCGACCCAACGTTCGGCGAGTGGATTGAAAATCGTTATCGCATGGGCAACGGACAAATGATGGAGGGTGATAATGTGGACATTTCTGATGAAGATATTTCAGAAGAATACGAAAATCAAGATATGTGATCAATGTGGGGTCGTTCTGAAAAAGAACGACCCTGCTATTTGCCTTCACGGTATCGAAGAGGGTCTCGAGTATGAGATCTTTGTTTGTGAACCATGTTGCATTAAAATTGCACATGAATATGATGAGATAGAGGATTTAAAAGTTGCAGAAGATCGAGACGATTATACTGAGTAAATTGTTTTCTGATGAAGACTATGCTCGCAAGGTAATTCCATTCATAACACCAGAATATTTCCACGATACTTCCGAGCGCAAGATTTTCAATTATGCCAGAGAGTTTATCGAGAAGTATAATTCACTTCCGACAGTCGAAGCAATTGAAATCGCAGTGCAGAATGACCGTGGTATAAACGAAAATGAATTTAAAAACATCAACGAGAAACTGACACATCTAGATGATTCTCTTGATGTGAACGAGAAGTGGTTGCTTGAAGAGACTGAGAAGTTCTGTAAGGACAAGGCAGTTTACAATGCAATCATGCAATCGATTCAGATTATCGATGGTGATGATAAGCAACATACTCAGGATGGTATCCCTTCTATTCTACAGGATGCATTGAGTGTGTGTTTCGATAATAATGTTGGGCATGACTATCTTGACAATTCTGAATCGCGATATGACTTCTATCACCGTGTCGAGAACAAGTTACCTTTCGATCTTGACATGTTCAACAAGATTACTAATGGTGGTCTGCCAAACAAGACTCTGAACATTGCGCTTGCTGGCACTGGTGTTGGTAAGTCTTTGTTCATGTGTCACATGGCAGCAGGTGCCTTGGGGCAAGGTAAGAACGTTCTGTATATCACCATGGAAATGGCAGAAGAACGTATCGCTGAACGTATCGATGCGAACTTGATGAACGTAAACATTCAGGATCTTAAGGATCTCTCTAAGTCCATGTTCGATAATCGTATCGATAAGATTAAGAAAAAGACTGAAGGTAAACTGATCATCAAGGAATATCCTACTGCCAGTGCGCATGTCGGTCACTTCAAAGCATTACTAAACGAACTACAACTGAAGCGCAACTTTAGACCTGATATTATCTTCGTCGATTATCTTAACATCTGTGCATCCAGTCGATTTAAAGCAGGTGCTGGTGTCAACTCTTATACATATGTCAAGGCGATTGCTGAAGAACTTCGTGGGTTCGCAGTTGAGTTTGATTTACCTGTTGTTTCTGCCACCCAAACTACTCGTGGTGGATATGCGAACAGTGATGTGGATCTGACTGATACTTCGGAATCATTCGGTTTGCCTGCGACTGCTGACTTGATGTTTGCACTTATCTCAACTGAAGAACTTGAGAACATGGGTCAACTTATGGTCAAGCAGTTGAAGAATCGGTATAATGACCCTGCTATAAATAAAAGGTTCATGGTTGGGATCGACCGTGGTAAAATGAAACTATTTGATCTAGAGTTATCTGCTCAACAAGGTATCACCGATTCAGGACAAGATACTGTTCCTGTTTTTGAGCGGACTCCATCTGGATCTCGTACGAGGGAGTTGTCTAAATTTGACTTCTAATTTTATAGAACTGTATCCGAACGTATTGACTGCTGAGGAATGCGCTGAGGCATGCGATAGAATCGATGATATTATTTCACGCCCAGATCCTGGGAATGCTTGTGTTTTGTCTGACGATAAATCTAGAACTGACTGGAATTTATTTAACAACAGATACGGTTCCTTGAAACCGACAGAAGATAAGATAATGGAAGCATTATCACGAGGTTGGCGTAAGTATAACACTACATATTCTGCGTGTTCTAAATCATTTTTTGAAGTCGTATCACCAGGATGGAAATTCCAGCGCTCTGACACAGGAGGAGGATTTCATCAATGGCATCACGAGCAAGGAACAGGAAGAGAATCTCCAGGAAGATTTGCAGTTTGGATGATATACTTGAACGACGTCGAGGAGGGCGGAAAAACTGAATTTAAATATCAGGATTTGGCAGTCAAACCTACTGCTGGGACATTAGTTATCTGGCCAGCAGCATATACTCACGTCCATAGAGCAAATCCAGATCTAGTCGGGAAAAAGTATATTGCGACGGGATGGTTTGTTTATCCTGAGAAAGATAGATTTCGAGAAAACCGTTGACAAATTCGAATAAGTATAGTATAGTTGAATAGTAATTGGTGCCATAGCTCAGCTGGATAGAGCAAGAGCCTTCTAAGCTCTAGGTCGTAGGTTCGAATCCTACTGGCATCACCATTTTTAATAAGAGGATAGATTATGACTGAACAAACTGAAACACAAGAATTGAAATTGAAGTTGGTTGCAACCACGCTGGTATGGACCAATGCAGGAACCGAAGACATGCCTCTGTGGAGAGCAACTGGTGGTAAGGAATATGTTATTGCTCGGTTTGATTACGAACCAACACTACCAGAGATTGGTAAGGTAATGGATTCTAAGCGACACATGATTGAGAATCATTATCCACAACTCCACGAAACTCTTTCGGGGTGGCAACTGTATCTTGACGAAACAATGACACATAATGAATACATGCAGTATCACTTGACGCAATCGGTGGACTTTCCTGCGACTGACTTGACCATCGTTGATGCCTCCGAGGAGATGGCGGGAATTGTCGCGCAATAACATAACAATAATTCACACGTATTACAATGAAAGATCCTATCTCGAAACTCAGATCGAGAGATGGAACAACTACAATACTCCAGTAAATATTATATTAATTGATGACGGGTCTCAGATAGAACCTGCAGAAAATGTTCTTAGCGAACACACATTAAATGATAATATTAATTTTTCATTGTATAGAGTTACTGAAGATATCGGATTCAATGGTCATGGGTGTCGCAATCTTGGTGCAAGATTAGCAAAATCTAACTGGTTATTGTTTCTAGATATAGATTACACATTACAACCATCCGATCTCAAAAGATTGCAAACCGAAACCCTCGATCTAAATACTTGGTATGAAATGAATGCCAAGTTTAAAGGTCGAGGGGATTCGTATATGGCATTAAATCAATTCATGATACCCAGAAAACTATTCTTAGATTCTGGTGGATATGATGAATCTTTCACACCATTTCATCACGGAGATCGTGAATTTTTATCTCAACTCGAACGTGATTACCAAAAGATTAATCTAGATTGGATGTATCTAACGTGTCGTCGTGGTGGTCGAAAAGCAAGAGTAGATGATACACTTACAATTCCAGTTTATGACGACGAGAACATGTTAATATATACTCCGCGATTTGATGTAGAATCTATTGTGCGCAAAGATACTAAATTGAATTTTACATGGGAAGAAATTGTTATAAATAGGGGGTAACATTATAATAGGATCTCCATGCAAAGTTTCTTATCATTCCTTTCCGAAGCAGCAATTCTTCACATTGAGCATCCATCCGATAGATTATTTGATGGACCACAACCAGCAAAGCATGCGCTCAAAACACTGAAGCAGGTTTCTGCCAGCAAAGCACCAACCATGACTCGCAAGATTGATGACAGAATGTCATTCAATGTTATTCGCAGAGCAGATGGTAAAGTTGGTGTTAAGTATAAGGGAACAGGTTCCTCTTACAATTTCAGCGAACAAGATATTGAAGACCAACATAGTCATAAACAATATCTCGCACATCCTCTAAAACTTCTCCTAAAGCATCTCCCTAAAGTTATTCCGCATACTCCAGGCGAGTATCAGGGCGGATACATGTCGGATCGTGAATCCAGAGAGCATGAGAATGGAAAGATTTCTCATACACCAAACACAATTAAATATGAGACAGATGCCAATAGTCCTGAAGGCAAGGCACTTGCTAAATCTAAAGTAAGTGCTGTCATTCACACTAAGATTACTCCTGCTGGTGCAAGACCACTAACAAGTTTGGCAGGATTTAACAATCACCCTGACGTTCATCTTGTTCAACACCTTGTGTCAAAAGACCACGCAGTTATTCCGAAAGAACATAAGTCGAAAGCAGATGAACATCTGAAAAAGGCAGAACAAATGATGGCGTCACATACATATGACCATCATGTTGGACACGAACAAACACTTCGCCAGTATATCAACTCGACATTGTCAACTAATGATACACCTTCGACTCAAGGGTATAAGAGTTATCTTACGAAGTGGCATCAGAAAAAGATTGATGCAGTTAAAACTGACAAGACGAAGGTCGCTAAAAAGAAGGTGTTGGATGATGCGATTGATCATGTTTCTAAACACCAAAAACAATTCAACGACACCTTAGAAATTCATCACCACTTGCAGCAAGCAACTAATCATCTTTCGAGAGGATTGGATTCTTCTGGTGCAGGTGGTTTCAGTACATCTATCGCAGGTGAAGCAGCAGGTGGCGAAGGTCACGTCTATAATGGACTGAAGGTTGTTGACCGCCAAGGATTCTCAGCAGCAAATCGTGCTCGTAGTGAAATGTTCAAGGCGAGCAAAGGGCAATGAGCGAAACACATCACTTGACTATAGGTAGATTCGCGCCTGTTCATGCTGGACATGCGCTTATGATCAACCATGTTTTAAATGCAGCAAGACAAGACAATGCACATCATACTATTCTTACTACTGCAACACATGATGGTAATAAAAATCCATTAACTCCAGATGTCAAAGTCAAACATCTAAAGCGTGCATTTCCTTCTGCAAATATTGAAGCAATGAGCAAGGGTGCTCCAACTATACTCCATCACTTGTCTAAATTGCACAGTCAAGGTGTGAAGAATATCGTTGTTCATGCTGGATCTGATAGAGCGCACGAATACCACGCATTAATACACAAGTATAATGGTGTCGAAAGTCGCCATGGTCATTACAATTTTGATTCGATCAAAGTTAAGACTGTCGGTGGAACTAGAACTGATGCTGATGAGGGCGTCGCTGGTGCATCCGCAACTAAGATGCGCAAGGCAGCATCTTCTGGTGATGAAAAAACTTTTCATTCAATGGCACCAAGTTCTATGTCCAAACCGCATAAGCATGAGATGTATAAAGATGTTCGTCGTGGTCTTGGGATCCAAGAGTCAGTTACATTCAAACAATTTCTAGGAATCTAACATGTCACAGATTAGAGTAAATGATGAGTTTCATGAAACCCACGGTATTATTACCTCCGATGGCGAACTAGTAACTACTTCTAATCCTTTCCCTGTAACACAAGTAGGTGGTGCTGCTGTTTCTGAGAATAGTACATTCGGTCTAAATGTTGCACGTGGACTGGTTCCTGGTATTACTGGAGTTTTTAAAGCAGGGTTCAATTCTGCCTTTGCTAATGGTTCGCAAGAAAGTTTTTGGAGTCATTCCGAATTATATCCATGGTCGTCTTGGGGGGCAGGTGGAACCTTGAGTTGTGTTAGTGGATCGGCAAGTGATACTGGCACTCTCACGATTGTTGGATTAAATTCCACTACATGGGAAACTCAAACCGAAACAATCACCCTGAATGGAACAACACCAGTCGTAACTTCAAACTCTTATATCAGATTGAATAGTTTAGAATACAATGGTGGTAGTACCAATGTTTCAGAAATTCACGCGAATAGAAATGGAGTTTGTGTCGGTCATATTACAGCGGGAGTAGGTCTAAGTCAAGGTGCCCAGTATACTGTGCCTGCAGGATATACTGCATACATGATGCAAGGAACTGCAAATATCGGTAAAGGTAATGACGGCACAGGGTTCTTTAAATATAGAGTTTATGGTGGGTCGTTTGATACTGCATTGACGTTCTTGTTATACCAATCGACTTTTGATTATACATTCTCTGTTCCTCTTCCATTGCCTGAAAAAACAGATATTGATGTTACCATGATTGCGTCGAATGCCAACACTTCTGCGAGTTGCGCATACAGTGTGGTTTTGATAGCAAATCCAGAAGAATAAATATAGGCAACTAAGAGGAAATTGATATGTTCGGTATGATCCCATTACCATATAAGTTACTGGCAGGTGTTGCTTTAATACTTGGTGTGTTTGTGTTTGGTTACATGAAGGGATCTGCTCATGCTGAGTTGGAACTGCAAAGATTTGCTGCTAAGAATGCAACATTAACTGCAGATATGGAAAAGAAAAATTCAGAGATCTCCACCGAAGTGGTGACTCAATATGTTGACCGTGTAAATACAATTAGGGAAAAAGAATATGTCTATCGCGATATCGCCAAAACTGTTGTGCCTTCTCAGTCTGTCCTTTCTAATGGTTGGGTGTTCACGCACGACATTAGTGCCACAGGCAGTAATGCCGACGCCACCAGAAGTTCTGATGCGTCCCCCTCAGGTATTGCAGACAATCAAGCCCTCTTCACCATCGTCGGAAACTACGCAACCTGTCAAGCAAACGCCGAGCAATTGATTGCTCTTCAGAAATGGATTGCGGATAACAAGACAGCGATCGACGAACTAAACAAGAAAGCGAAAAAGTAATGGCAGAAAAAAAGTATATCGGTAAACCAGGAAAACAAGACGATCCTTGCTGGAAGGGATACGAGATGGTAGGCATGAAGAAGAAGGGTGGACGCAAGGTTCCTAACTGTGTACCTGAAGCAACCGATATTATTGCCAAAGCAAAGGCAGCAGTTGCAAAAAAAGCAGGTGCCAAACTAAAGATGGATCCAGATACTGGAACGCCTGATCATTTTACTGCTGCGATGCGTCGTAAAAAAGGTTTACCAGAAGAGGCAGATTCTAAGAAGTATCCTAGAAAGGGATTTCCTGAACCTGGAGACTATGGTTATCACCCAAATCCTGGTCTGAAACCACAAGAGAGCGACAAAGATGAAGATATGGATGTCGCATACAAGAAAGCAACCGAGAAAGAGGGTCGCAAACCATTGAACGCAAAGATTACTGAGGGTGTGACTAATCCAGAAATCAAGAAAGCATATGCTGATCTTATAAAAACTCCTAGTGGTTCTGCTGAGCGCAAATCTGCTATCCGTCGTTACAAGAGTCTTCGTCAGAATGCTGTCAAGGAAGAATCGGAACTCGAAGAAGCGCATGGCATGTGGAAGGTAGACTTCCCTAAGCAACATGCTGGTAAGGCAGTCGCTGCTGGTTCGGTTCACGTTAAGGCGCAGAACACTGCTCATGCTCACAAGGTTGCTGCTAAGAGAGTCGGTGTTGATCATAAGATGTTCAAGTCGAAGGTTACTAAGTCGAGCATTCTTCCAGAGGGCGTTCAACTTGATGAAGTCTTAGGTAAGGACAACGAATGGGGTCGCCCAGAACTACGCAAGAAGTTTGCTGCTATGACTCCAGGACAAGAAGGTATGACAGCAGATAAGATCCCATCTTTCGATCCACGTTATGACGATGTAACTACTCAATACTGCGGTGGTATCAGAGAAGGTTATCTTGCTGAGATTTCTGCCAAGGGTGCAGAGGCACGTGCTAAGTTCCAAACAAAAGTCAGACAAACACTGGCAGATCCTAAGAATATTGCACGAGCAAAGAAAACTCTTGCTAAGAAAAAAGAAGCAGAGAAAGCAAAAGAACCACCACATCTTGTAATGCAACTGCGCAAAGCAGTAAGCATCGGTTCTAAGGTTCACTTCCAAGATGGTCAACATCACACAATTGCTCCTAACCATGCTGATGTATTCATGAACAAGTATAACTCTGCCAAGTCTTCTATTGAAAAAGAAGCACTACAGAAACGTGCTCACAAATCTCACTCTGAGTTTATGAGAACAATTGCTGAAGAAGCGCATGAGAATTGCGGAACTCCTGACTGCTGCCAGATGTGCGACACCGCAGAAATGGGAACTCACCACGTTGATTCCTATGAAGCGCACAAGGGTTCGGGCGATCAGATCTCCCCAGTAATTTCACATGATGATGAAGACATCCGCTTCCAAGATTTCGATGAAGAAGCATTCGAAAAAGAACTAGAAGCAGATGTCCTTGCTCTTTCGTGGGATGATTTAGTAGATCTCTATGACGAAGATGAAATTGAATATGATGAGTCGCCTGATGAAGAAGGCGAAGAACTAGAGGAAGGTATTACTCCTACTGGTCGTCTCAAGAAAAAATTCAATGCGATGCGCACAAAGAGTCGTCGTATGATGGCAAGAAATATTGCAATCAAGCGTGTGTCTTCACCAGAAAAACTTAAATCTAGATCAATTCGTGCTGCTCGACGCATGGTATACAAGAGACTGTTGCGCAACAGAGATATTTCTACTGTTTCGGCAACAGAAAAGACACGTCTTGAAGGACAGATAAAGCGCATGGCACCTATGGTTGCTCGTCTATCTGTTAGAGTCATGCCAGCAGTTCGTAAACTTGAGCAATCAAGAATCAAGAACAGCAGAACCAGAAAGAAAAAGTAATGTTATCTTTCAAAGAATTTATCACTGAAGCAGCAGTTGACGGTAAAGGTCATAAGAGTTCCACTGGTGGTCTAACCCAGAAGGGTCGTGACTATTACAACAACAAGTATGGCGGCAATCTACAGGCACCAGTAACAACCAAACCTTCTAAGTTGAAGGCAGGCAGCAAAGCAGCGAATCGTCGCAAGTCTTTCTGTGCTAGAATGTCTGGCGTCGATGGACCAATGAAGGATGAAAAGGGTCGTCCGACTCGCAAGGCACTAGCACTAAGAAAATGGAATTGTTAATATGGATGAATTGAACACATCAATGAAGATAGTGCTCGCAAATACTTTTGCGATGTATTTCAAAGCACATGGGCATCACTGGAATGTAGAAGGCAAAGACTTCTCCCAAATGCACGACTTCTTTTCGAACATCTATGAAGAACTATTCGCTGCGGTTGATCAGATTGCTGAGCAGATTCGTGCACTAGATGATTATGTGCCTTATGGTCTAGATACTATGTCCAGTATTGCTACCATCAAAGATTCATCAATCAATGGTAACAGTATTCCGTCGATGCTTCAAGATTTAATGGATGCCAACGCATCAGTCATCGAAGCATTGAATGCTGCGCATAAACTGGCGGAAGCAGAAGGTAACAGAGGTCTTGTTAATCATATTGAAGGGCGTCTTGATGTTCATGCTAAGCATGGATGGATGCTTCTCGCAACCTCAAAGTAATATAAATAGATAAAAGATTAGAGGAATCATTTAATGAGACTAGAACAAGTTATTAGGTCAACTATGACTGAAGCGATGGACATGGACGGCAGACTCGACCAGTTGGTTCGCGCTGGTTTGATGCCAACAAGTTCGCTGCCACTTTTGAAGCGTGCCATTTCTAGAATGCATGCTGGTATGTCACTTCAGGGTGCTGAGCGTGATGTAATGAACATGTTCATCAGTTCGATGATGTTCATTGTTCTCGGTGATGACACTGTATTCAATAAGGCACGTGCTGGCGCCAAGTCATATGCTACTGAAGCAAAAGAAAAGACAGAGTATGACTACGAAGGTGACATGGCAATGGGTCAACTGAAGTCAATCATTGCTAACTCGCAGCGCATGCATGACATGCTTTCTGATGACACCAACCTTCCTGAGTGGGTTCAGTCGAAGATTACTTTAGCAGAAGATTATATCTCGACCGCAAGCAATTACATGCAAGGTGAGATGAATGAAGAAGTTGAATCGATCGACGAACTCTCAAAGAAGACCATGGGTTCCTACATCAAGAAGGCATCTGGTGCTGAAAAACCAAAGAATGTAATGGATCCAAAGAATGTTCCTCTGACAAAAATCGCTGCTTACCAAGGTGACAGTGAAACAGGACACTTCGGTAAGAGATTCAATCAGGCAACCTATGATAAGGCAGAACGTCTTCACAAGAACCGTTCACAAGGAATCACAAGAGCTGCTGATAAACTTGCCAAAGAAGAAGTCGAACAGGTCGATGAGATCTCGAAAGCAATGGCAGGTCGCTACATCAACAAAGCGAAAAACTCTATTGACCTAACTGCTTGGAGACAAGGATACAAAGAAGCAGGCGCTGGCAGTCCTTCGAAGCAAATGGAAAAGAAGTTGTCGAAGCGCCACAAAGGTATAGAAACTGCAGTCAAGAAGTTGACTAAAGAAGAATCCGAAAACCTTGACGAACTGTCAAAGGCAACAATGGGTCGTTATATCAATAAGGCTGCCACAAAAATGGGCAGTCAAGGTGTTACTGCTGGTCTGAAGATTGCTGCCGATGAAAAGTCGAGCAAGAACTTCAAGGACATGGGCAAGCGCGAAAAGGGTATCTCGAGAGCAGTTAATAAACTGACCAAAGAAGATATTGATGCAGTAAAACAAATGAACGAGTCATATAAGACTGCATTTGAAACTGCTCTAAATGAATATGGTATCAAGTCTCCCTCGGAACTTGATGAATCGAAAAGAAAAGAATTTTTCAATCACGTAGACCTAGAATTTAAAAAGGGAGACAATTAATGTCCGCATGGGGTAAATCAGATAATAAATCATCGGATGGTACAGTAGCATTATCTGCACCATCTATCACATTCAACGCCGCGACAGGTCATGCTGCTGGCGTTTATACTTCGGCAGGTCATCCATTCCAACTTGGTGATCCTGTTGTATATTCAAACGGTTCAGGAACTTCGGTCGTTGGTCTAACATCTGGTAGCACATACTATGTTACCAACGTAACAGCAAACACTTTCATGGTTGCTTCCACAGAAGACCGTGCGCTACGCAACGTTCCTGAAGCAATCGTATCAACTGATGGTATTGGTTCTTCGCATACGTTCACGTTGCCACTTGCACTTGGTCGCGGAACTCTAACAGGTACTAACAGCACAATATTTACTGAAGAACTGTCTGTCGGTGACATTGTTCGCGCTTCGTCAACGGGTGGCAATCAGGAAATGATTGTAATCGCAGTTACTAGTGACACACTTGCTACTGTAATTAACGCGAATCCAGGTACGACTCTGACTGCATTTGCTGATGATTCGGCTTATAGAATCCACGAGAAACCAACCTTTGTTTCTTCTGTTGCGACAACTGACTTCGAATCAACACAAGTATTCGGCGTAAGAAGCGACGAAATCCATGGTGACCAACAAGGTGGTTATGTTTCGGCAATCTCTCTACAAACTGCTGGTGTTGCTAAGTATGTTGAAGTTCCTGCAGTAACAGTAGGTTCTTCTGAAAATGGTAGTGACGCTGCAGGTATTGCTGTTATCACTGCTGGTGCAGTATCGACGGTTACGGTCGATGATCGTGGCGATGGATATGAAGCAGCACCTACTGTTACAGTAGAGACACCAAGATTGACCATTCCTTCGACAATGTTCAACACCAACGACACCATCACATACAGTGCAAATCACTTACTAGTAACTGGCGATGAAGTAAACTTCATCATCGGCACTGGTGATCGTCCGCACTTTGATGCGGTAACTGTCAATGCTGACACGGGTGCTTTTAATCTGTCAACCGAAGAAGTAACTTCTGCGGCACACAAATTCATCACAGGCGATTACGTTCGCTATAGCACTGCTGGAACTCCACCGACTGGTCTGACATCTGGCAACTACTACTTCATCGTTAAGACTGGTGCTAATACATTCAAGTTGGCAGCATCGTATGCCGATGCTGTTGCGACATCTCCAGTAATTGTTGGTCTAAGTGGAAGTCCTGCAGGAACAAGTCATACATTTACTGCTCACCTAACTAACGATAAACCTTACTACATCATCAAGACTGGTGATACCACATTCAAGTTGGCACGTACCGCTGCTCTAGCAACTGCTGGTACTGCGGTTGACATTACATATGTTGGAACTGATGGTTCAGACAGAAAGATGTTCCTGACTTCTGGTGCTCCAGTATTCAAGGCAGCGCTCGGTGTAAACCAAGGAATTGACAATGCCGAATCTGGTGCTGTTGCTCACACTGGTTGGGTGCATCGCAAGGTTCTAACGGGTCGCCACGCTGGTCGTATCCAGTATGAAGTTCTAGTGGCACTTTCGAAGAACGGTATCACTAGTGATGCTGGTGATGATACTGCGTTCCCAGAGGACTAATATATGGCAGACAGTAAAGTAACCGCCATGAATCCAGCGACGTCGGTCTCGCCAACCGACGTCCTGTATCTCGTGAAACCAAATACAAGTCCATATGATCATAAGGTTACTGTTGCCAATTTTTTTGGTGGCATTCCAGTTCCCGTAGTTCTGGAAGACGATCTGATTCTTGGTGGCACCGTGCAGACAATGAGTTCTGCTGGTGCCATCAGTGTTTCTACATTAGTAACCAGAATCAATTCACCAGATGGTGCAGGAACTTTGACTATTCCTGATGGGGTTGATGGACAAATTAAAGTTATCGTAATGGTAAGCAACACAGGTAATCATGCATTGACCATCAATTCAAATATTGGTCATACTTCTATTGTTTTCAATCGTCCAGGTAGAACTGCTACTCTTATGTTCTTGGCAGGAAATTGGTATTTCCTCGGGGGAACGGCGACAGTTACATAACATGCTAGAACTAAATAATGATACCTTCTTGATTTATGCTATTAAAAATTATGACAATCCCAGTTGTAATGGGATGCCTGATTTAGAAGAAGACATGAAGAGATTCAAATATATAAAACGATTGTTTAAGAGATATGAAAAAACTGATGTCTTGAATGAACGTTTGATATTGAATCACATAATTGTTTTATATAATGTGTTTGGTAATGCCGCAACTAAGATGCTGTTTTACAAAATAGAAGAGAAATATTGGCACTACTTGAAAACATTCCTTGTTTTTCTCAATAGAATGACAAGTAGTTCTATGGTTGAGGTCAACTTAGACCATAAAATAGTTACAAAGTTAAGGGAACTTAATGTCTAGATTTGTAGATGCACTGATAACATATCGTATTCTAAGGTTGTTGACTACACCTTTCGATCAACAGGATGCATTTCGTCTAGGATTGATCGATAAGCATGGTAATCGATTGAAGAAAGAGAATGAACTAAATACTACTGAAGAACAAGAGGCGTATAGTCTGCTTCATAGAATGGTATTTAGATTGAAACGAATCATCGAGAAGGTTCCTATGGACAATAAGAACTTCCTTTCATTTGCTACTGCTGTTGCATTAGTAAGAGAAGGTATAGAATATGATGATGAAATATTAGAGGAAGTTTTTTATATGACACAAGAACGCCAAGATGTCAAGGAATTGGCAGAAGAATTAGAATCAGGTAAGATGCTTTCGTTCAAGGGATTTCTTGAAGAAAAGATTAACATGAAGTCTGCGTCAATGGGTGATGTCATCACTGACTTTAAAAAGTCAGATGCCCCTCAGTTTAAAGGTAAGAGCAAAGAGAAGCGTCGCCAGATGGCAATCGCTGCCAAACTTGCCAACGAAGAAATGGGCGTTGCTGGTGGTGGAGTTGCTGGGATTGGTATTCCGCATCCAACAAAAGCAAACCAAGCAGAACCTGGACTTACCAAGAGTCAGCAGAAAAAATACAAAAAGAAAAACAAAGCAGGTGTACCTGCTGTATTGATTAGAAGGAAGTAACATGAAGGGTATATTCGATTTTGTCAAAGTGTCGAACAGTATCGACTCTCTAGAAAAACTAGAGATCGAAAAGGGTAAAGTCCAGATCATGATCATGAAGATGGCAGCAGTTACGCTGGGATCTATCATGCTTTCTGTTGTGATCATGATGTTGATCGGATTGTTTTTACCAAATGCAATGATCGATAACAATGAGATCTTCAAGATTATTGGTCCAGCATTCTCGATGATTGTTGGTGCGTTCGTTGGTGCATTTGCTACAATGATGAACATGAAAGTTTCTGAGTTTGATCCAAATGTTAAAGTCCAAGAAATGGGCAAGACCGATTATAAGCACATCGCTGAAGCAAACTCTATCGAAGCAGATACTGAAATCAGATTGATGGCAGCGGTCGATAAGTATAAAAATAGCGACGATGACTTCGGTCCATTCTAAGGAGTAGATAATGACACAACTAACTGAACATTTTACTCTCGCAGAAATGATTGTATCGCCAACCGCGAAGCGTCTTGGTATTCCTAACACACCAACTGCTGAACACATTGAGAACATGCGCTACTGCTGTGAAAAGATTCTTGAACCTGTTCGTGCCAAGTTTGGTCCAGTAACAATCAACTCTTCGTATCGTGCACCACTTGTCAATAAGGCAGTTGGTGGTTCGAAAACATCACAGCATGTCAATGGTCAAGCGATTGACTTTGAAGTAAAGGGTGTTGACAATAAGAAGGTTGCTGACTGGGTTGCTGACAATCTAGAGTTTGACCAAGTCATCCTCGAGTTTTACTCGGCAGGTGACAAGAACTCTGGTTGGGTCCATGCTTCGATTAAGAAGGGCGGCGGAAACCGCAAACAGCGTCTGGTTGCTACCAAGTCTAAGGCAGGTGGAACAAAGTATACTCCTGTTGCTGACTTCGATCCAAGCACAACAAAGGAAGCAGGTGCTCCTGTTGTTCAAGCAGTCGCTCAGGTTGCTAAGGCAGCAGTCCAAGCACCAACTGTTGCTGGTCTCGGACCAATGCAATCACTACAAGCAAAATGTGGTGTCGCTGCTGATGGTAAGTGGGGTCCAGGAACATTCAAGGCAGCGAGAGATTACTTCAAACTATCGACTGCACAAGCAGCACACTTCTTCGGACAGTGTGCTCACGAGTCAGGTGGATTTAAGGTGTTCTCTGAGAATCTAAACTATTCAGATAAGGGTCTGAATGGTATCTTCAAGAAGTATTTCCCGACAATCGCTTCGACTGCAGGGTATGCTCGCAAACCAGAGAAGATTGCTAATAAGGTTTATGCAAACCGTATGGGTAATGGTCCTGAATCTTCAGGTGACGGTTACAAATGGCGTGGTCGTGGTCCTATCCAGTTAACTGGTAAGAGTAACTACACTCAATTCGCTCAAGACATTGGTCGTCCTGATGTTCTAACAAATCCTGACATCGTTGCAACAGAACTCGCATTCGAGTCAGCACTATGGTTCTTTAACAAGAACGGTCTGTTCGCAATCGCTGCTAAGGGTGTTACCGATGCAGTTATTGGTCAGATTACTCGTCGCGTAAACGGTGGCACGCATGGTCTAGATGACCGTATCAAGAAAACTAAACAATTCGCAGCATGGGGATAAGAATATGCTAAATCAAATCAAAGACGCACTAAAGAAACTTTTCGGTTTTGTTGACACTAACAAGGATGGCAAGGTCGATCTTGCTGAGATTACTGCAGCAGTCGACAAGGCAGAAGCAAAGGTCGAAGAAGTCAAGGCAGTTGTCAAAAAAGTACGCAAACCAAAGGCGAAGTAATTGGAATCTTTGGAAACCAAAGTCGCGGTAATCGAACACGATCTGAAGCAAATTCAGGTCGTGTTCAGTCGTCTCGACCTCGCCATCGAAAAGATTGGTGATGTTTCCAACTGCATCAATAAGATGCTCGCTGTCCACGATACTAAACTTGAAGCACAAGAATCAGTCAACGAAGATATCTACGAAAGTTTAGAAGTGCACAGACAAGAAACCAAGGCAATTAATGCCGAGTTACATTCGCGTATCACGACAACTACTCGTGAACTCGAGGCAAAAATTCAGTCTACGGAAGACAAGATGCTCGCTGCAATCGGTGCACTAAAAACTTCTGTCGATAAAGAAGAAGAAAAAAACAAAAATCGTATTGACAAATTGGAAAAAACCAAGTATCTTATGATTGGTGGTGGTATCGTTATCGGTGCTATCATCACCAAGGTGCTTCCAATGCTTATGAAATTTATTCAATAAAAGCCTTTACTTTTCCCTCGTTTCGAGGTATAACTATATTATGAGTTTATATATTGACATCAAGTATCTCCATGCGATTGCGTATCGCCTCGAGAACTTCAAGAAAAAATCACAAGATTTGTTCAACTGCAGATGTCCTCTCTGTGGTGATTCACAGCGTAATAAGAAAAGAGCACGTGGTTATTTCTATCGCGGTAAACAGGATCTGTATTACAAGTGCCATAAGTGTGGTGCGAGTCATCACTTCGGAACCTTCCTGAAGAACTTCGATCCTAACCAATACAGTCAGTATGTCGTTGAACGATATGCTGATGGTGGACATGGTCGTGCCACCGCACATAAGAATGTTGAAGAAGTTCTCAAGTTTGAAGAACCAAAGTTTACTAAGAAACCTGAACCCAAACTTATCGACTCGATTATGGATCGTCTCGATACACTACCAGATGACCATGAGGTAATTCAATATGTTACTAACCGCAGGATCCCTCGCGATGCTTTTGATAGGTTGTATTTCATACCTAATGTTAAAGATGTCATACAACTTAATGACAAATACAAAAACTCGATCATTACGTCTGAGCCGCGACTCGCGATTCCTTTTCTTGATGGCAATAACAAACTCCTTGTTGTTAGCCTTCGCGGAATCAGAGGCGAGTCACTTCGTTATATTAACATTAAGGTAGACGAAGATGCTCCCTCGATTTTTGGATTGGATAAGGTCGATCCTACGCAAGAAGTATTCGTCGTCGAAGGTCCTCTTGATTCCCTTTTTCTGCATAATTCTATTGCTTGTGCTGGAACCTCATTCGGAAAGATTGATCAACTCCCGATCGCAAAAGATAAAATAACAATTATTTTCGACAACCAACCTAAGAACAGAGACGTCGGTAAGTTGATGAATAAGTATATTGATCAGGGATACAGAATCGTAATCTGGCCAGATGTTCCAGGAAAAGATATTAATGAAATGATTGAAAATGGATTGACTTCCGAGGAAATTCAAGATATTATAAATCATAATAAGTTTCTAGGACTAGCAGCAAAGGCAAAGTATGCCATGTGGAGGAAGGTATGAGCGAATTGGTCGCTAATGAATATGGTATAGAGTTCGACCATATTAAAATTACAAAGTTACGCATCCATCGAACAGACGACATGTGGTTAGTCGAGTATCGCCGCCAACCTCGTTGGTTTCTTGGACTCGACCGCTGGTGGTGGTTCGATGATGGTAGGTATGCAAATTATGCCGATGCAACTGATCGCATAGATACTCTGTTGGGTATTGGTTTTGTGAGCAAGGCACAGTTCCAAACAGTCAAAGAGTTTGAAGTCGAGTAATGCTTTATACTGGTTCAGGTAATATTCCGAATCACATCTACTGTTGGGTGCAATCATCATTCATTCGTAAAGATGTAGAACCTTATACCTTTGAACCCTGCGTTTGGTTTGCATTACATTCGAAACCTGGACATTCATGGGGTTGCCATGTGATGTTGGAATGTGGTGCAGTCTACCGTGGCGTTCCTCCGCATGCTCTGGCATTTTCTGTAGAACCAGAACCATTTTGGAGACTTGATGATACACAGGTATGGGATTGTTATGGTGATCAGTTCTCGGTTGTGCGATATGATTATCTAAACACTCAGCGAGCAGAGATACGCAGCACTGGAGAGTTTGGTCGCTATCTGTTTACTGCTATTCCTATGAACGATGGTTACAGTATGCATCCATCGCAATCTAAAGAGTTTATGTTTATAGAACTAGACAACGGCAGACTGTGTATCATGCCAACAAATGAACTACGGTTCCACGACAAGTCATTTACCGAGGGTGATTGGCCAACTAATATTAAACTGAATACAAAATCATGGAGAGTTGAATGAAAGATGATATTAAACATGTGCTTCGGAAACAGTTCCAAGCGAATATTGAAAAGCATGCAATGAACGTGCGTGTTATGATGAATAACCCAATGGCGATTCACGAGCATACTGACTTCATGGGCGCGATTGAACTAGAACTTGGTCATATCGCTGAATACAAAGACAAGTTGGAAGCATTGGAAAACATTTAATGAGTGAACAAGAAATGAATGATGACCTCTGGCGTGCGAAAGATCGCATCGTGGAACTTGAGAATGCGGTACGTTCTCTTAATCAATTGTGGACTAACGAGTATACTGCACATCATAAGACACAACTACAAGTAATTGAACTACAAAAGCGTATAATGGGAATTAAAGAATGAGTGAAGTGAACCTAGTAAGTCTGTCTAAACCTTCTGCCTACACCGAATGTAACTCTGCCAATGAATTGGTTGCTTGGGCAGCAAGAGTATCTAATCCGTCAAATCAAAACAACACAGCAACAGCACCTAAGTTGGTTCAATATTTAATCAAGAACAAACACTGGTCACCACTGGAGATGGTCCATGTCGCAATGGAAATTAAAACAACACGAGATATTGCCCGTCAGATTCTGCGGCATAGTTCTTTCAGATTCCAAGAGTACAGTCAGCGTTACGCCGATCCAACCCAGGATCTGGGATTTGTTGTACGGGAAGCACGCCTGCAGGATGCCAAGAATAGACAGAACTCAGTAGACGTTGAAGACTCTCGCCTACAAGAAGAATGGGCAATGAAACAGGTAACTGCTACTGACGCTGCACTAGATGCTTATGAGTGGGCAATTGAAAATGGTATCGCCAAGGAACAGGCACGTGCTGTTCTGCCTGAAGGTAACACCGAGTCGGTCATGATCATGTCTGGTTCGCTTCGGTCATGGGTGCACTATTGTCAGTTGCGTATGGATAAGGCAACTCAAAAAGAACACCGTATCGTCGCCGAGCAGTGCTGGGAAATCATTTGCCACCACTTCCCTGATGTGAAGGCAGCAATTGATAGTATGGCAGCGCAAGCAGAGTTCGAAAGAAAACTACCTTGACCCAATCTGGAAAAAAGTTTCAAAATTCTCGGGACGTGATTTTTTCGCGGCCGAATTTTGAGTCCAAAAACCCGCACGAAACCGCAATTATAAAATACAATGAAGAAGAAGATTTTTACTATCTAGAATCTGATGTTTTTGAACAAGTTGGTTGGAAACCAGGAGATGATATCATCTGGATTGAAAATGAAGATGGCAGTTTTACATTAAGGAAAGAAGAAAATATTATGAATAACCAAAAAGACGTTACCGAATTTATGACATCTGCCGATCAGTATATTGGTGAAACGCCACACTTGAACGAGAAAAATGAGCAGCAGGCACGCCTATATATTGACCTGATTGATGAAGAATTTCGTGAACTTTGTGACGGATTTCTTCGTCGCCATATCGGAGACATTGCTGACGGTGGTGCCGACCTAGTTTGGGTTGTCCAAGGATTGTTTACAACTCTTGGTATCGACTTCAATAAAGTCTGGGAAGAAGTTCGTGCGTCAAACATGAGCAAGGTTTCTGATAATGGTAAGATTAAAAAGCGCGAAGATGGTAAGATTCTGAAACCAGAATCATACTTTAAACCAGACATTGAACGAGTATTGAAGGAACAGGGACTTAAATGAAAAAAGAAACGTATCTGGGTATAGAAATAGATTATTCACGCGACTCTCTATTTGATAAACTTGGTATCCAGCGACTAGAAGAATCATACATGCGCGAGGATGAAACTTCTCCGCAGCATAGATTCGCTTATGTTTCTACTACTTTCGCATCAAATCTGGAACATGCTCAGCGTTTATATGAGTATTCATCCAAGCATTGGTTGTCATATGCCACACCAATTCTTTCCTTTGGTCGTTCTAAGCGTGGAATGCCAATCAGTTGTTTTTTAAATTTCATCGATGACACAGCAGAAGGTCTAGTTGAGAATCTCAGCGAAACCAATTGGTTGTCCATGATCGGAGGAGGAGTTGGAATTGGTTTTGGAATTCGTGCTGCTGACGATAAGTCTACTGGTGTTATGCCACATCTTAAAACTTATGACGCAAGTTCCATGGCGTATCGTCAGGGTCGCACTCGTCGTGGCAGTTATGCCGCTTATCTTGACATTAGTCATCCTGACGTGGGACAATTTCTTGAGATGCGTAAACCCACTGGAGATCCCAACATCCGATGCCTCAATTTACATCACGGAATCAACATTACCGATGACTTTATGGAAATCATCCAACGATGCATGGCAGACCATGAAGCAGATGACAGTTGGAATCT